CTGCTGGTGGTAGGGAGTTGGCTGATGCCCTCCAGATCAAGCGTGTCAAGCACACTGGTTCCACCCTTCGTCCTCGATCAACGACAACCATCCTCAACTGGGGTGCATCATCTAACCGCTTCCCACAAGCACTCAAGACTGGTCGGATCATTAATCCACCTGAGTTGGTTGACGTAGCATGTGACAAGCTGAAGTCCTTCCGAGCATTCCAAGAGGCAGGGGTACCCATTCCTGAGTTCACAGAGGACCGTGCAGTGGCGATAGGCTGGCTTGAGGCTGGTACTATGGTCTTTGCTCGAACGGAACTCACGGCTCATTCTGGTCGCGGTATTGTCATCATGGAACCATCCTTCCCTGAGTCTTGGGAAGTGACTGCTGATCTCTATGTCAAGTATGTACCAAAGAAGGATGAGTACCGTATCCATGTCCTTCGTGGTGAAGTCATTGACGTACAGCGTAAGGGTCTCCGTGAGGAGCTACGTGGCACAGAGGGTGTGAACTTTAAGGTTCGTAACCTAGCCAATGGCTTCGTCTATGTCCGTAACGATGGACGTACTGTACCTGAGTCTGTACTCACAGTGGGTAGACAGGCGGTTGCTGCTCTCAACCTGGACTTTGGTGCAGCTGATATCATCTACGTAGAGCGGACACAGCGGGCATATGCACTGGAAGTCAATTGTGCACCGGGTCTGACTGGTACTACAGTCGAGAACTATGCAGAAGCATTCCGTAACCTCTAGGTGATCTATGTATAAAGTTGGACAACAAGTAAGGTTCATCGACAATGATAATGGAACTAGACTTGGCTATACCCACAAGGTAGAGGTAGGGGATATCCTAACAATAACTGAGATTGAGGTTGCAGAAGGTGGTGACTGGACCTTCAAGGGTAGACCAGTACCAGCAGGTACTCAGGTACTAAAAACAAAAGAAATCGGATGGATTAATGAACTCCGAGTAGAGCCCTATTTTCCAGTCCTTCAATATGATCCTAGTCAACAAGCCGATACTGAGGAAGATATTTAATGTGTGTCATCATTGCACTTGCTCCTAATGCAACGATTAATAAGCGACAGCTCTTCAACGCTGTTTACAACAACTGGCACGGCTTCGGCTTGGTGGTCAGAGATGGTAATGGGCGTATTGAACTGACGAAGGAGTTCAGCGTCACAGGGACAGACCCAGAGCGGGTATGGAAACTACTGGAAGACAACAAGGATCTGGAACGTTACCTCCATGTACGTCACTCTACCAAGGGTGCTACAGACGAGAGTAACGTCCAGCCTTTCGAAGTCTATAACTCACAGGCTCGTCGTGTCTTCTTTATGCATAACGGTACACTGACTGGGTTTGGTGGAGGATGGAACTCTAACACTGGTCAGTCCGATACCCTCGACTTCGCTGAGAAGATCCTAGAGCCTTCCCTCCTTGCATGGAATGGCCCTAATGGTAAGGCAGACTACACAGACGAGAACTTCCAGAAGCTCGTAGTGGACAAGCAGTGGACTGGTGGTAGCACTGGTCTCTTTGTCTCTAATGATCTTGACATGTACCGATTGGGTGCAGGGTGGTCTCTCTACAAGCACCCTGACATCTCTTCGGAGGGTGAGGTCTGGACATCCAACACACAGTACTATGACAAGGTGCAGCGTGGTCCAATGTTTCAAAGGATGGAAGAGGAACGAAGGGCACGGGAAGCGAAAGAACGTGAAGAGGCACGGTCGAAGGAGGTAAGCAGTAACGACGTCCCTTTTCCCCCAATGGGGGCCTCTCTGGAAGAGGATGGGGATCGGAGTGGGAACAGTACGCCCATCATTATGGGTGGTATCAAAACGTGGAACGGCAGTCATTGCAATAAGTCTCCTCGTGTTCTTCGTGCTATTGCAGAGATTACTAACACTTGGGATATGGATGACGTTGAAGCTCTTACAAAGCTTAAGTTCGTTGCCTATGACGAGTGGGCTGCAATGGTTAAGGAAGAGAACCCATACACTACTGCTGCTCTCATTGAGCATCTGGCAGACACGATTGCAAAACAGGCACTACGTATCGCTTCTCTCACTATGTCTAAGGAGAGGGCACAGAAGCGACTACAGCAGATCAGCTTGGACAAGAAGGTAGAAGAGAATGAGCCAGAGAGTAAGAACTGTGCAGCGTGAGTGGAACCCCTATCAGGTACTAGAGGAGAGGGCCAAGGATACACCAGACTGGGATGAACTTAAGGCTTCTACTCAGGACGAGTTCCCTGTCTTTGTTGTAGGACAGATGCGACGGTTCCATAAGGCTAACAACTTCATGGAGGGTTGCAACTACTACGGCTTTGGTCTGACTTGGGACAATAACTTCATCATGAAGAGTGGGGGCAATGATCTATCAGAACCTCACCTCTTCCAGTTTGACGATAAGGTGACTAACTGGACACCACTGGCTGGTTACTTCAGCCGTGATCAACAGCAACATGTCGAGGGGGATATCTATGGTGTTCCCCTTAACAAACTCGCAATGCTGGATCAACGTGAGGGTAATACCAATGGTGTTACTCGTGTCAAGAGGCACATCACAATGATGGCACCCATTCAGGGACAGCAGGTTATTAGGGCATTCATGTATACAGTGGACATAGACTTCTTCCTAGATTGCTTCGGCTCTACTGGTGACATGAAGCTATGCCCGACAGTCGTGTACAAACATGGTCATGACAGAGAACGAAGCTTGGAGGCTTATCGGGTATGAATAAAGCCGCGCGTGAATACAAAGTAGGTGATAGGGTTGTCTATCACGAATTTAACCATGTAAGTGGTATCCCCTATGGGAATAAGAAAGAGGGTACGGTAGTCTGTAAGTATACTGAGTCAGGTCTGTACAAGGGTCATGCAGCGTGGACCGTACTCTTCACTACTGGTGGTTGGATAGGACAAGAGGTTCCTGTATGGGGTTTGTACCTCGACCCACTCTACCAGATACTTGAATATGATCCGGCACAACAAGCCGATACTGATGAGGATATTTGAATGAAGAAACTTGGTTCCGTAATTTCTTACCGTAATAAGAATACTAAGCTTAATGTTTTTGGTACTATTATTGGACAAGACTTTAACTATTTCCTAGTGGCAGCAACTAGTGGTACCCTAGATCACCCAGAATTAGGGGGTGTTGTTGTCAATGGTTGGGTTACCAAACATAACCTTGGTGCCAACTATGATGTAGACCCCCGGTTACGTAATACGTACCACACAAAGAACAACAGGTGCTTCTGGGTTTCACGACGTAGTAAGTGTATCGGACCGGGCTTTGTAGCCTATGACCCTAAGCAGCAGGGAGATACGGATGACGACATTTAAATTCAATAAGGGTGAAGAGGTCAAACTCAGGGGAGCTTTTAGTGGTGATCCTATTGCTGGTATCATTGTCTTTAGGGACTGGTTTGATGGTTTGTCCAGCAGTTATAGTGAGGAGGATGAGGATGAAGAGCGGGGGACCATTAAAGAGTATCTCATCCGTGTGACAGAACCACCAGACTTCGAAGGGCATGGTAATGATGGTAAAGGTTGGTATGTCGAAGAACAATACCTAGAGAAGTACTACAAGACTCTACAATATGATCCCACTCAGCAAGTAGATCTTGACGACGATATTTAAAAATGTTATAATTAACTCTTATTTAAAGAAACAATCATGTCAAAACTAGAGAAATTGCAAGAGCTACAGCAGTACAGGTTGGTAGGTGGACACCTTCGTTGCTCCATCTGTAACTGTGTATCCGATGAAAGTATTGAGACAGAGTTGGGTGACTACAAATCAAGGATGTCATTCACTGCTGATCCAAAGGATAATAGGCACTTCATCTGCATCTCTTGTTCAGAGGCTATTGAAGAGCAGCGACGTGAGTTCCGTGAACGAGATGAATGGGACGATTTGTTTATTGATTTTGATAACTAATTAATTAAGGATTGCAATGTCAAAATGGGCTAAAACCGGAATGGCTTGCCCATGCGGAAGTTCGTCAGATGCTTACTCTGTTGACACAGAGGGTAAGGGCTTCTGCTTCGGACAATGCGGTGGGAAGTTCTTCAGGAATGAGAAAGAAGAAGATTTCGATACGAGTAAATACACGTTCGCACCATTTGAACACAGAGGTATTTACGCAAAGACTTTTGAGAAATTCGGGGCACAGACTAAGTTCTATGAAGGCACCCCGATTGAAACTGCCTTCTACTATCCCAATGGTGCTATTAAAATCAGGAACCTCGTAGAGAAGAAGTTCAGAGCTGTGGGTGAGATGTCAAAGGCTCACCTCTACGGTAAGAATGTATTCGATAGAGGTTCTAAGAAGGTCATCACTATCACAGAGGGTGAGTACGATGCCATCTCTGTGAGTCAGATGGTTGGTGATCAGACTGCTGCCGTATCTATCAGGAGTGCAGTGACTGCAAAGAGTGACTGTGCTGCTGAACATGACTACATCAACTCGTTCGAGAAGATCATTATCAACTTCGACAATGATGAGCCCGGACAGGTAGCGGCAAAGAAGGTTGCAGCACTCTTCGACTTCAAGAAGGTCTACAATCTTTGTCTGGACAAACACAAGGATGCCAATTCATATCTCCAAGAGGATGCCGGTAAGGCTTACTGGGAGGCATGGAACGGTTGCCGTAGGTATACACCAGACAACATCCTATCGACGATGAGTGAGTTCAAGGAGGCTCTTAAGACACGTCGTGAGGAGAAGCTGGCAGACTATCCATTCGAACAGCTCCAGCAAATGCTCTTTGGTATGCACAGGTCGGAAGTCGTTGTCGTCAAGGCACCTGAAGGTGTTGGCAAGACCGAATTCTTCAGAGCAGTAGAGAACCACGTACTAAAGACTACCAAGCATCCAATCGGATTGATCCACCTAGAAGAGGACAACGGCACCACATTGCGTGGCATGGCTGGTTACTTCTCTGAACAGAGGGTACTTGATCCAGAGAATCCAGTGGAGGATGAAGAAGTCCTTAAGATCCTACAAGACATTGTGGGTGACGATGAGAATAGGTTCACCCTGCACTCATCATTCGACGTTGAGGACGAGGATGCTTTCCTAGATAACGTCAGGTTCATGGTAGCTGCCTGCGGTGCTCAGGTGGTGTTCTTTGACCACATCTCTTGGTTGGCCACTGGTGCCACAGACAAGGGTGACGATGAGCGTAAGAGACTTGACCGTATCTCTCAGAGGTTGAAACTCCTGGCAAAGGAACTAGGCTTCTGTTTGATCATGATCTCTCACGTCAATGATGATGGACTTACCAGAGGTTCACGTAACATCAGTAAGGTGGCAAACACAGTCATCTCATTGAAGCGTGACAAGATTAACCCTGACCAGAATGAGAGGCTCAAGACATACATGCTAGTCGAGAAGGCTCGGTTGATTGGATCAAAGGAAGGTCCAGCTGGCTTTGCCATATACAATGAAGAGAAGCTAATGCTTGTTGACCCGGTTGCGGGAGGAATAGGATTAGTGGAATGAGACTAGATAGTGAAGTCATTTTATTAGTTGGTGCTATCATTGTAATATTACTACTTCTAGGTGGTAACACCCCTTGACAGCTTTTCAACCCACTGTTATAATTAACCTATAGGAACAAAAAGAAACTCATGAATATCACTACAGATGAACTAGATCGTATGAAACAGAAGTTCCTCGAAAACAATAAAATTAAGGTATACGGTAAACAAAAGAAACCTAAGTTTATTACTTCTGATCTACTTACTATCTACTCTGGACATACTATTGAAAAGGTTCTTTAATGCTTTGGTATCTATTGATTGGTCTTTTGGTGTCATTTATAAATTGGAGGTTCCGACTTAAACGGTATCCCTATTGGCGACCAAGTTTTCTTGACCTAGTATTGACTGTAATGATCTGGCCACTAGTACTCTTCTTCATCTTTATCGATCTTGACAGATGATGGCATTTGGGTATTTGACGTTGAGGCTGATGGACTAAATCCTACTAAGATATATTGCCTTGCTGCTGGTTGCCCCTTACAGGGCAAGGTGTTTGTCACATCTGATTACGATAAGATGCGGAAGTTTTTATTGTCCGCCAAAGTCCTTATAGGACACAACATCAAAAGATGGGACATAGTACACTTAGAACGTATTTTAGAAATTAAGATTACTGCAAAGATTGTGGATACTCTTGGTGTCTCTTGGTACCTCTACCCTGACCCTTCCGTAAGACACGGACTGGACCCTTGGGGTGAGGTACTAGGAATACATAAACCCAAGATTGACGACTGGTTCAACCTCAGTCAAGAAGAGTATGAGCATAGGTGCCAAGAAGACGTGCGTATCAACATCGCGTTGTGGAACAAGATGTATGCATACTTGGTTGCTCTGTATACCTTCGACAAGGATATCTGGAGACTACTCGACTACCTGTCATTCAAACTTCATTGTGCGATGCTACAGGAGAAGTCCAGATGGAAACTCGACATAGAGTTCACAAAGAAGTCCTTGGAAGAGCTTGAAGGAATTCAGGCTGAGAAGGTAGAGGCACTGACGGCAGCGATGCCTACGGTCCCTACGATTGCCATTAAGACGAAGCCTAAGGTATTCGTTACCAAGAGTGGAGATTACTCCAAACATGGTATGGCATGGATTGCTCTTCTGTCTGAGCATGGTCTCCCCATCAACTACGAAGGTGAGATCACTATCACTACCGGGTATGAACCGGGAAATCCAAACTCTCCTCAACAAGTCAAAGATTGGCTCGACACCTTAGGGTGGGAACCAACAACCTTTAAGACAACAAAAAATAAAAAGACAGGAGAAGAGAAGACTACTGCTCAGATCAACCTCGAGCAAGGTAAGGGTATCTGTCCATCGATCAAACGATTGTATGAGAAAGAGCCAAACCTTGAACTACTCGATGGGTTGTCCAAACTCCAGCATCGAATAGGTATCCTTAAGGGGTTCCTTAGAGACCACGAGGATGGCTACCTACAGGCTCAAGTAGCTGGGTTGACCAATACACTACGCTTCAAACATACGACTATTGTGAACCTTCCTAAGCCTGATAAACAATATGCTGCGTCGATCCGTGGTGCCCTTATCAGTGATGATGACACAGAGTTGTGTGGGTCTGACATGTCCTCCCTTGAGGATAGAATTAAGCAACACTTCATCTTTCCTTATGACCCAGAGTACGTCAAGTCTATGATGGCTGATGACTTTGATCCTCACCTTGACCTTGCTGTCTCTGCCTCAGCCATTACGATTGAGCAGATGCTTAGGTATAAGTCAGGTGAAGACAAGTCGATCTCATCCATCAGAAACATATACAAGTCTGGTAACTACTCCCTCCAGTATGGCACTGGTATCCCTAAGCTTGCAAAGACGGCAGGTATTAGTAGGGAACAGGCTGCACTGGTCTACAAGGCTTACTGGGAGAAGAACTGGGCAGTGAAGAAGGTTGCTAGCGTACAGACTGTGAAGACCGTCAACGACCAGATGTGGCTGTTTAATCCAGTATCCAAGCTGTGGTATTCACTCAGGTATGAGAAGGATATCTTCAGTACATTGGTACAGGGTACAGCCTCTTATGTCTTTGACCTATGGGTTGAATACATCCTTAAGGAACGTGAACAACTCACTGCACAGTTTCATGATGAAATCGTACTCACAGTAAAGAAAGGGTACTCCTCCTTCAATACAGAAACAAAGAAATGGGAAGGGCCAATCGTGGACTTCCTGAAGAACATGATTAAGAAGACAAACGATGAACTCAAGCTTAACCGAGAACTTGATATTGATGTTCAATTCGGAAGGGCATATGCGGAGATCCACTGATGGACATTGTGGTCAAATCAGTACTTAACTATATTCAAGGACTAGACGGACATCATCAAGCCATACTGGCAGGTGGTGCCGTTCGTGATGAGTCTCTCGGACTAGAGCCGAAGGACTATGACTTATTCATTCCTACACAGACTACTAAAGAGATGACTGAACTTGTCCAATCGATAGCTCATGAGTTCTCTGTAAACCCAGTGCTCAAGACTGGTGACTACGACAGTGCAATGCGTAAGGTATCTGCCAAGGGTCAGGTCATTACTCAGGTCTATGGTATGACTGTAGAGGGTAAGGACATTGATCTTATTGGTTGTCAAGAGCCTGACGATGAAGACTTTGCCAATGAGGTAATTCGTAACTTCGACTACGGTATCAACATGACGTATGACACTGGTTCATATGTCGAGGACAGTAACCAATACTATGCTGAAGATCGTGGTCATGCTTTTATGACATTGGTCAACATGCCTAGTATTGAGTACCTCCCGAAGGCAATGGAACGGTATAACAAGTTCAACAAGAAGTTCCGTGAACGTTTCGGACATGACTTGAAGTTCAGGAGTGTTTGTCTACAGGTTGTTTCTGAAGAGAAGTTCAGGGCTGGTGCTGAGAAGCCATACTTCCAACCAAATCGTGCTGAACGAGTTGAACTAATTGAACGAGTTCCAGTTCCACCACCATCTGCTCGAGACCTTAGGGCGACCCTCAGTGGTACCCGTCCTATCCTTACCCCCACTACTGGTATTAACACTAATGGTACGTGGGGACGGAATGATCCCGGTATCAATCTCCGTGACACAGCGGATGAAGATCTTAGACGACTGTTCCGAGGTCTGAATACAGACACACCTGCTATCAATACTACCAACTTTGACGACAACTTTTAATCTTAACAATTTAGGAGAACTATATATTGGCTACGGCATATCAGACACTTAAGGGTACTATCAAGTGGGCACAGGTTTATGAGCCTGATGTTTTTAGTGGTGCAGAGAATTGGAAGATTAACTTCTACCCTGCCAATGATGAGGAGTGGGAGAAGTTCCGTAAGACTGGCCTACAGGTTACGGAGAAGACGGACAACGAGGGTAAGAACTATGTGACCTTCCGTCGTCCTGCCAAGAAGACAATTAAGGATGAGGTAGTGTTCTTCACCCCACCAGAGATCACTGGTAAGGTCCGTGTGGGTTATGTGAATGCTGAGGGTGCTAAGGTTCGTCAGTACTCTAAGGCAGAGAAGGACGGTATCAAGCGTATCGATAAGGATGGTAACGAGATCCACGGTGAGATTAACACTCGTGAGAATACGGAACTACTCATCGGTAATGAGTCCTTGGTACTGGTGAACTACTCATACTACGACACAGCGAAGGGTAAGGGTCATCGACTTGAGAACATTAATGTCCTTGAACACATCCTCTTTGTTCCGGGTGCACCTCCTACCTCTGACGATACTCCTGTCAAGGAAAACAAGAAGAGCATCTTTACTAACGACCTAGACGATAAGATTCCTTTTTAATAGGTAAACAAAATGTACACTGAATATTTTATTGAATACGACCTTGAACTTCTTACGGTCTATCTGTCAGGACTCACCCCAGATAATTTCTGGGAGGAGTTCCAAATCTTCGACGATGTGAATGATCCCGAGAGTTTTGCTCAGGGACTGTTCGAGGGTTTCAAACGAGAAGGTAAGTTCTCGACAATTGAAAGTGTAATAATTGAAGCTGCTGATTGACACAGACATTCTAATCTACACGTCAGCTGCATTTCACGAAGAAGCAAAAGAAGTAGAGCCGGGTTATTGGACATGGTTTGTTGACGAAAAGAAAGTCAAGAGGACTATGAAAGAGAAGCTCGACTGGTACATGAATCATCTGAAGGGCACAGAGTTACATCTGTGTCTTTCGGACGTTTCTAACTTCCGTCGTGATCTAGCAGGAACATATAAGGGGAAACGCTCCAACCTACGTAGACCAATCCTACTAAAGAAACTCCGTCAAGATCTTATTGACGAGGGTGCAATCGTCTATCCCAACCTAGAGGCAGATGATGTCATGGGTATTCTAGCCACTACATGGGATGACACAATCATTGTCTCTATTGACAAAGACCTCAAGACCATTCCTGGAAAATATTTTAAGGATACTGAACTTGGCATTCAAGACATCTCAGTGGAACAGGCAGACTACTACCACCTCTACCAGACACTCATTGGTGATGCAATCGATGGCTATGGAGGTATCAAGGGAGTAGGTCCAGTAGCAGCCCATAAGATCCTCAAGGAGCCCTCGTGGGAGTCAGTAATGAAAGCCTTTGATAAGGCAGGCTACACAGAAGACTATGCTCTCCAGCAGGCTCGTATGGCCCGTATCTTGAGGGCATCTGATTGGGACACTGACAAGAAGGAGCCCATTCTCTGGACCCCGAATTGATTGATCAAAAGAAAAGGAGAGCTAAGAACTCAAGTCTTCTTAGGACATATGGAATAACTATCGAACAATACGAAGAACTTCTAGAGAAACAAGAAGAGAAATGTTTTGTCTGTGAACGTCATAAAGATGAGTTTCCAACCGCCCTAGCCGTTGACCATGACCACAAGACTGGTGAGATCAGAGGGCTCTTATGTGCCTATTGCAATCATCGTGTAGTAGGTCGTTGGCGAGAGAGTAGACTCCTTAAGCGTGTGGTAGAGTATCTGGAGAAGGATTTCACAGGATGGTTCGTTCCTCCAAAAAAGAAACGTAGGAAGAAGAGAAAATGAAAAGATGGCTACTATTTAATTC